TTTGATTTCGCCGCTTAGTCGCAAGTAATCCTCGTAACTAAGGTTATCGTACACCATCTGCCGCAAAAGCAAATCTTTTCTAATTTGCAATTCCTCCTCTACGGCAATCCAACTTGTTTGACCCACGATAGAGTCAAGAAGTGTGCTCATGCGCCCTCGGAGGGTGGCACAGCGGCACCGGCCTCAGCGCCAGCGCTAGGTGCGGGCAATGGCATAGAGCCATCACCACCACCAGCAGCCATCGCTTCGGGTGTCGGTGCCGCTGCCGCCCCTCCACCGCCGACCAGTTGCGGGGCGGGCATCGGTGCGGGAGTCTCTTCCTTAAAGTACTTGGAAGGCTCCTCGCTAAACGCTTCGGTGACATCCTCAACAACCTTTTTCAGGTCAAGAGTAACGCCAGCCTGCTGCATAAGCATGTAATTAGCCGTCAGGAAATTAGCCTTAGCCAGTGCTTCGGCACGCTTTTCCTGACGAATAAGGGATTCTGCTGCGTCCTCAACAACATACTCGTACTTACCCTGAAGCATCGCTGGATTAGCAGCCTTCCACTCAACACCAGCAGCACCACGATCAATACGAATAGCAACATTGGGAGGAAGCAACTGCTGATTTAGGGCAATCTGCTGCTCACCAACACGTTTAAGCGAAAACAAGATCTGCTGCTTCATACGCATAATCCGCTTAGTTGCCATGTTCTGAATAATGCTTACGCCCGTAGCAGTCGTCTGATCAATCTGCGAGTCAGACGCGCCACTCAGGTACGCAACAGCGCCACTAAGATTCTGGAGATCACCCTTCAGCAACTCCTCGGCCTGTACTGTGGGGCCAATAATGCTCGTGTTGGGCTGCCACGCCTGAATCTGATCCGGACGAGCACGAAGAATGCCACCGGGCATAAGGCGGAAATCCTGCTGCTCAGCAGACGGATCAACAAACACCGCAGCGTTTGACATAAAACGAGTGTTGTCAATGCGATGATTCTGCATTTCCCACAACGCAGCCTGAATATCAGCAATCATCTCAACAACGCTATGGCCGCCAAGTTCAAACAGACTTGGCATTGGCGATGCCGTAACAAACGGAAACTCTCCATGCCAAAACGGGCTACACTCGTGACGAATAATTGTTCCCCGATTAGCGACCGTAGTCAGGTAAATCTCATCACCATAACGATGCCACCACTCAACAACCTCAACGCGCCCCTTACGCTTATTTGTTCCGCTTCCGTTCAGATCCTCAAATTCGCTAGAAGCGCCCCCAACAATCTGATCAACGTTTTCGTAAACACCACTTACTTCAAGACTCTTCTTGGTTTCATAGGTGACATGAAAAACATCAGCAGCATTATCAATAGAATCAGCCGTTGGATCCCAAAGAAACTGCTTAGCATCGATAACAACAAATCCCGGCTGCTGACGATACGGGACGCGGGTCTCCGTCACCTTGCCAATCATCTGCGAGCCAAACGGCGACGGCTGGAAATCGCGCTGCTTTACCTTACGCCACTCCTCGCGCCACGTTACCTTGCCAACGGTAAACCCGCGAATAAGCGCCTGCAAAACAAACGGAACCAACTTTTCGCCATACCGATCAGCCTCGCGCTGCTGATTAAGAAGATGCTCGTGAAGGGCAGCAGACTCATCGTTGGCTGGCTGCGAGGAAAGAACTTTTGCTCGCTGGTTCTCGTCAATCATGTTGCTGGCAAGCAACTCAATGATTTGCATAACGTAAGGCGGGTGGAGGTCGCTCTGCCAATCATCATCACGCGGACGAAGAACAGCATTGTAAGCATCGTCGCACTTGCGGTACTTATCCATACGCGCATTGTGCGGAGCGCGAGCAGCGTCAAAACAACTGTTGAACTTTGCAATTAGTTCGCGCTCGTTGAATTCTTCCATGTTACGAGTATAGCCTATTTACTTGCAGGTACTAAGAACATCATCATGGATTCCGGGGTACGAGTTAACAATTTTGTGCTCATACCCCATTGACTCAAGAATCTCATTGACAACATCATTGGTTGTGCGAGCAAGGGCGGTGCTTCTTTCCCAAAGAATTGCTGGGCGACAACGAGCAATTGTATCAACAGCGCCTTGAATAACGTTTCCCTCAAAACCCTCAACATCAATCTTGATAGCGCCAACGTTATCTAGTTCTAGATCATCAATAGCAATAGCATCTACCGTTTGCTTTTCATAAGCAACATTGACATCCGTCCCAATAAATGGACGCTGGCTAAGATTTTCTTCAAACATTGACGAAAGTTGAAAATCAAATGGCGCAATAAAGATTTCTACTTTGCCACTTTTTTCTGCGGCAGCAGAATGCAGAACCGTAATCTTGTCACTAATTCCTCTGTCTAAACACTCTGTTTTGATGATTTCAACAAGTCTTCCATTTGGCTCAATTGCAACGACATCAAGAGCGAAACGCTCAAGAAGGAATGTTGCGCCACCCAAATCTGCGCCAACATCAATAAATGTTTTCTCATAACAATAAGTCGCGAGTTCTAGGCAGAACCCAAGTTCGCGCATTTGTGTTTGTATTACTGGTTTGAAGAATTCCATGTATGTTGCGTAATGTGAATGCCGAGTGGCAATTTTTCTCTTGTGCTTACAACTGTATCAACAATTTCTTGGAACGAATCAAATTTAAGATTTCCAACCCAATCGGAAAACACAATGTCATCAGTACCAAGCCAATTAAATCTATTTGTATCTAAAGAGTTTAGATACTTTGAATAACCGACAAGGCATGCTGTTGCAAGATTCGGTTCACAAAACTCAATACCTTCACCACTTGCATGGATTAACTCTTTAATTATAGGGTTATGTTTTGTAGCGGCAAACATCGCATTAAGCCACGACATTGAAACGGAAGGGCTTGGGTTTGCGTTCCAAAAAGTTGGAAGCAAATTATCAAGAACAATATCTATTGGTTGAAGCAAATAAATGTCACTGTCAAGATAAATCCCGCCAGTGTTCCAAACCGCTTCCAAACGCACAAGATCGGTACGCACAATTTCCCTATGCGCGTGTTCAAAATATTTTCCAGAAATTGGCCAGTCATCCGCCTGAATGGGAGACAGTATTTCTACTATTTCCCACTCAGGCTGATGCTTTTCTACGCTTTCCCGACAAAAAAGTTGAAGTTCTGTTTTCTTTTCGGGATATGTTATGTAGATTTTTTTCAGTGCTAAATCTGCGTCATTGTGCAGGTGTAAATAAACGACTGGGCGGAGTAAGCGCCCGTGTTATATCCGCTAAGACGGAAATAGTCATCGTCGGGAACCGTAACCGTTGCAGCAAAACTAATCGGGGTTGATGCGGGCAAACTGTACGCAGAGCGACCGCTTCCGGGGGAGAAAGCATTAGTCCAAGTAACATTATCCGCAGAGGTCTGAGGAATAAACTGAACGCTTGTAGCAACATCGACGGCAACAACACCAGTTACATACAGTTCAATTTCTGCACCAGTTTCGTTCCTGAAGATGCCTGCACTAAGAGAAGGCTCAGTGTCCCAAGTTACGCCAATGTCATTAAAATCGGCAGTCCAACTCTGCGTTCCAAAGGTGGGCGGGCCAACATCAACGAGATTAACAACATATCCCGGTGTAAGCGTACCGCCATTGCCGACAGCCTCGCGATAAAATGCGCTCTGGGCCGTACCGCCGCCGCCGCCACCGCCGCCAAGCGTGTTCAGGTTATCGACATAATAAGTGTCCTGAAAGTCCTTATTCTGCGAATTGATGTAGTCAGCACTGTTAGTGCTAGGAACGTTTACAAAAGGCATAATGCCTCCTATCTAGGATTCGATTTTATTTTAACAGGTTGTTGTTCGGAACAAAAATTTTAGTACAGGGCAGCAACAATTGAAGCGTTAGTGCCAGTTGAAAGTACGCGAGTAACGCGAATGGGAGTTAGAGTGCCAACGCGAATGGGAAGATCAACAGCAACCGTGTCGTCTTTAAGGATAACTCTCACATTTGCATGTTGAGCGGAAGCGTGATCAACAAGAATTGCGCGAGTCGTTTCTACAAGGTCAACAGTATCGTTTGGAGTGATCGCTTTTGCGCGAGTATACGAAGGATATGCGGCGCTTGGGCCTTCAAAATTATTGATGGGCATTACGAATTCATCTCCTCGTACTGGTCTTCTGCCATATCGCCCATGTCGTTTTCGTTTTCGCCCTGAGACATATCATCTTCCGGACTCATCGACGGGGGAAGCGGCTCGGTGCGAGCAGCGACACCAGCGGGATTGGCAACGGGCATCATGCTGACAAGGCGCAGGATCTGCTGCTTCATCGCCTCGCGCATCATCATCTGCTGCTGAGCCTGAGCATTAACGGCCTGCTGCTGCTGCTGAGCAAGCATTGCGAGCGGAGCCATCATCTGCGCTGCAGGAGCGGGCTCCATACCGGGAGCACCCATAGCGGGGCCGGGCATCGGAGCGCCTTCAGCGGGCGGCATAATAGCCACTAGCGCATCCCCTGAGAATACTTCTTCAAGAAGTTCTTGACAGCGGACGGGCGAGCGCCCATCTTGTTCGTTGCGGACTGAACAGTCTTGTTGATCTTGTTCATGTTTGCGACAGTCTTCTTGTTTGCAGCCTTACCGCTCTTGTTGCGGCTGGCCGGTGCGGGGCGAGTTGCCATTACTTGTTCCTCCGGCCTGCTGCGGCCATTTTCTGAAAAGTTTCTTTGCCGTATTTCTTTCTTCCAATGCTAGCAGCAAGGGCTTTCGGATCACGGACTTTGCGAGCGCGAAGTTTTGCAACTAACTTCTGATAATCCGTAGGCGGAGTATTTCTCAACATAGTTTAAAAGTATAACAGCAGTGTGCTAGTTAACAATCCCACGCACGCAAGGACTTGTTGATTCTGCTGTTTGGGTCTTTTGCAGTTTTTGCGCTGGTCAACTTTTTCTTCATGCCCATCATGCGAGAGCAAAAAGATTTTCTGCGTGCTGCGTGCTGTGGTGATCTTTGGGCTAAAGCGCGTTTTACGGGTGGTTTCAGTCCGGGCTTGTCCGGGTTCTGCTTGTTATATGCAGCGCGTCCAGCATCGTTAAGACCGCCAGAAGGATTCTTCCCCTCTTTGCGTTGCCAAGCAGGACTTTTAGACATAGTTAAACTTTATCAGACGCGTGGTGCGCGTTTAGTAATTGTTGTAGTACTTCTGCTACGCCGTTGGGGCCTGAGGTCAACGGGCTTGTACATTGTTTCTTGCATAACGGCAAAAGCGCCGCCAGCGGCCATGACCATGTCGTCGTGACACCCATAATCTGCGCCTTCTCGGCCACGCTTGTCGTATACAAACGTGCGCAACTCGTCAATTAGGCGTTCGCTGCAGATTGTTTCTGGATGATCACGGATCTGCGCTTGTAGTGCGCTGAGCATGCGTGGCCTAGTGGCGGAGTTGGTAGACCAACCAATTTTCTTGTCCATTGAAGGCATTGTGCTGTTCATATGCCGCGGCCTGTACAAGTTTGGATAGTTATATGTTGTGGTGAGCATGAGTAGGACGGCTTGTCCCATGCTGTTGCGCTCTACCGCTAGTAGTGCTTTGTTGTATGTGTGCGCAATGCGGCTAAGTTCTTCTGCGTACTCATCTAGCGCGGGTTTTCCGTGGTATTCGGCACAAATTTGACCGTTTTCTGCGTCAATTACGACCGCTGCTGCATAGTCGGAGCCGTCTGTTGAGTCATAGTTGGTGACTCGCGCCTGAAATGTGTCTTCTGTGACGCTACCTGCTACGTCGGCAAAGACGATGTAGCGCCGGTCTTTGACGGGAGCATGATAAATCTTGACGGGGCCGCTTGTGTCGTCGTAAAAACGGACGTGTCCTCCCCTGACGGGCTGGCCAACCATGCGGCCCTTCTTCTTTGGGTCGATATACGCAAGGTTCTGCAGGAATTGGAAGAACTGGCGGCCTGTTGTTTCCGCAAAATTTCCTAGTACGCGGATTTTGTAGGCCGGAGAGTCGATTCCCCACTGTGTGGCTGCGTCTGCTGCCCATTCTGGCGTAACTAGGGCGCGTGCAGCGTTCTCATGCACGTCTTCGCCCGTAAAATTCGGCGTGTCGAATGCGCTAATGTGTACTCTATGCCATCCAGAATCTGGTTTGAACGCTCGGTAGAACGTTCCAGCAGTACGGGTCGGGTTTCCGATAAGGAGGACGCGTGCGCCTTCGGCGGTAAGGAATCCTTCCGAGGCTTCGTAGATAGCGTCATCTACACCACTCGCCTCATCAACTACCAGCAGCATTCTGGGGGCGTGGTGGCCCTGAAAACGCTCCGGAGTATCAGTGGAGAGTCCGATGGCGAACCAGTCTGGGGCTATTTCAAGTTGCGTCTTGAAGAGTTTTCCGAAGGCGGGATCAATATGTCGATGACGCTGCGCGATCTCTCGCCAGAGCAACTGTTCAACCTGCGACCACGTTGGGGCAGTAGTGATCACTCGGCATGGCCCTTGTAGCATGAACTCTAGGACGACGGCGGCGGCAACAGCCGTCTTGCCAGAGCCGTGACAAGAGCGCACAGCGGTGCGCTTATTATCTCTGACGCTACGGATTACTTCCCACTGTTTGCTCCACGGCTGCATTCCCAGAAGATTTGGGTAAATCCAATCGGGATCCAAAAGAATTTTTTTTCGGAGGTCAAACTGGTCATTTGGAAGATCGTTGACGAGTCGTGCTTTGGATCCGGCTTTGGGTTTGCGGCGTTTTTCTTGTGCGTCAATTTGACGAGACATCAGTTTCCTGATCGTTTGGGATATCCAGACATCCGTTTTCGTCTGGTACGAGGTAATAATCTTTGCCTTTAGTGGGTGGTTGCTCGTCGCCCGGGTCGCGATTCGTGTCGAATGGTTCAACCATCGACTTCTACGCTTTCTGCTTCGATGTGCTTGACTTCGCGCTTTGGAAGATCCTTCTCCGTCAAGCGGCCCAACTGGTTCCAATCAAACGCTGAAGCCTCAATCTTAATCGTGTTGGCTTTTTCTTTGGCGTAACCACTGGGGAATAGGCGCTCTGCGACTTGGAACCACATGCGCCAATCACCATCGCCCTTCTCCATTACTTGATCAATGATCTTTGACTGGATGTTTGCTCGTTCTTTCTGAAATGCTAGGGCAAACTCGTCTTCTTCTTCTACGCGATTAGCAAGAGTAGTTGGCGGGATGCCATGCGACTGGGCAATAGTCAGTAGTGCAATAGGTCGTTTGGCCATCTCTAGGATGCTGCGCTTAGCGTCCTCGCCAAAATACTTCTCTTCCGTTTCTTCGCTGACCATTACGCGCTTTCTTCGGCTAGATCAATACGATCTGTACGCAAAGCATAGCGGCCACCAGCCTGCCCACGATAATGCTGATAAACACGCGTTACCTCGTCAGCAGGAATCTTCTTAACCTCACCAGTGTTCTGGTTAATAACCGTTACGTCGCCACACCCACGACTATTACGCCTCGGCTGCGTGTACTCAAACGCATCAGCAAAATACGAAGGAGCGTAACCATCTTTCTTTTTGCCGCGACGAATGCTCTGAGCCTCGTTAAACTGGCGCAATTCTTCTTCGTACATACCGTACGTACGCATCTGCTTCCTCATTATCGTGACAATACACGAAAAATCGAACAAATGCACGATATGTCGAACATGTACATACACACGACATACACACAGTGCAATGTACACACACAAAAGAATCATCGACATGGCAAAGACGCGCTACACTAAAACAACAACGCAACAACCCTCGCTCAAGGGTCAAGCACACAGAACCAGCACGCCTAGTCGGAGCACTGACGCGAACACCGCACCACGGATCGCCATCAGACGACCAGACCACACCCCGGAAACGGACAGGTCGGATCGTGCAGGGACAACAAGCACGCTAAACGGACGTTGGCTAGCCAAAAGGCTAGGGAGGGGCAAAGAAAACCCA